GAGGATATGTGTGGTTTTGGTTCTTTCAGCGGGATTGGCGAACTGACTCGTGTAGTCAGCGCTCCCGTCAGAACGAATCTGGCCACAACGTTTGTGTATGAGGATGACATGTTGGATGACATCATGCCTGAGTTCACGCTCAAGCCTATGAGGCTTGCTCCTTACCTTCTGGGTGAGGACATGGTTTTTCCTACCGTGAATGCCCTGGAGCCTTATGCTGGTGGAGTAATTTCTATCGACATGAGACTTGTCAGGACGTCTGTTCCTTTGGCTATGAAGCCTTTTTCACAGAGCACTACTTTCGTTTCAGGGAGGATTTGGTCTGTTCAGGAGGCTTTGGTCGGTGCGAATGGCGCCAAGGGAGTGCCTTTGGGCACTTCTGTTGGTTTGCCAGGTTGTGTTGATCACCGTAACAAGCGTTCCATGCTTGGCGGTATTGTTGAGTTTGATTTTGACAGAGAAGAAGTGAAGGCTTTCATCACTGAGGTGTTGGGAGTTGAAGCTATGTGCAAGAAGGGTATCAGACCCTTCTTCATGGCTAGAGGTTTCTTAAAAGATGAGTTGAGGAAGCCAGGAAAGCAAGCCCGCTATATAGCAGGCACCAACGTGCATTACTATGTCTTGTGCAGGATGTATTTTGGTCAGATTGTTTCGACGCAGATGAACCAGTTCAAGGAAAGTGGTATGTGCCCCGGCATAAACCCTTACCAGGATTGGGAGTGGCTTCAGAATTTTGTCACCAAAAGGGGTGACAAGGTTTGGGATGGAGATTTCTCAGGTTTCGATACGTCTCAGCAGCCCCAGTTGCTTGGTGAGTGTTTGAATTATATCAACTTTTGGTATACCACTCGTGGAGCTTCTGAGGAAGAGAATGCAGTCAGGACTGTTTTGTTTCAAGATCTTATGAAGAGCCGCCATGCAGTAGGACGCGGTGTTGTTGCCACGCACGTTGTGCAGTGGCAGAGGTCTTTGCCTAGTGGTCATTTTTTGACCACTTTCATCAATTCCATGCTTTCTATGGTTTGTATTGTTTCAGCTTTCGTTCGGAGTACCGGCAGGTATGACTTCTGGGATGTGGCTAGTGCCGCTACCCTAGGGGATGACAACCTTGTTGGTGTTTCGAATGAGGTTGTGGATGAGTTCAATCAGGTTTCAGTTGCACGTGTGCTCAAGGAAGAGTTTAACATGGTGTATACTGCTGGTAGGAAGGGAGAGGAGCTTAAGCCCTTTTTAGGGATTTCTGAGGTTTCTTTCCTACAGAGGATGTTTCGAGTCAAGGATAATGTTGTTGTTGGCCCTATCCGCAAGGAGTCCATTTTTGGTGCGCTTTTGTACACCAAGAGAGGAGATGTTAGGTACAAGACTGAGGTTTTGTGCCAAAACATAGAGGGTGCTTTGTCAGAGTTGAGTCTTTGGCCTGAGGAGGATTGGGAGAAGAGCATTGGCGCTATTATGAGCGTTGCTAAGAGGTTAGGATATTCTCCCCGTTTTATGGTTGATTCTTCGCAGAGCTATTTCCAGTTCACGTGCGAGCGCACTGACACTGGTTGGTTCTGAGGTGTTGCAAATACGCACTGCTTCATGGTGTAAATCATTGTGGCAGCTTTGAAATGAGCAGTGGACAGGGCGCACCAGGACTTGCTACCTTTTCAGGTTTACTACTCAGGCGCAAGTATAAATAAGCCAGAGAGGTGTCACACCCATGCATAGGTTGAGTGACCGTGTGTGTTGTATATATCACTTGCTAGTGCTACTAAGAAGTTAGCTCCCACGGAGGATAAACAGGATTTAGAGATTATTGGTTCACACGAGGTGTGTTCCACGATGGATTCCTCGCTTTCCATAGCGGGGGCTGCGTCAGCATCAGGTGTGACGCAGTTCGCGAATGAGGCTTGTGAGGGAGTAGAGGCGCTGACGCCTTATGTTCCAACTCCTTACACTGTGCCCCAGGTTGAGTTACAGGATTTGAAGGCCTACTTTCAGAGGCCTAGGTTGATAGCAAGAGGTACTTTGCCTTCTGCACTTAGGAATAATGTCATCCGTTCGGATTTGAGCATTGCCAATTTGCCCACTTTCTTTCCACAGTGGAACCAGAGGCTCTCAGGAGTTTATGGTATTCGCTTTAAGGCGTGTTATCGTTTGCAGGTAGCCGCCACCGCTTTTCACCAGGGTTTGCTAGCCCTTTCTTTTCAGTATGGTACTAACGCTGTTGGCCCTGACGTGTTTTCGCGTTCTGGGATTTCAGCGGCATGTACCAATCTGCCTCATGTTAGGTTAGATTTGACAGAGTTGACTATGGTTGAGATGACTGTTCCTTTTTTGTATGCCAATGAGTTTATTCCCGTGTTGGGAGGAGACAATTTCGGTGGTACAGTGGGGCATGTTGGTTTGAATTGGATATTGCCCTACATTTCGGTTGCAGGTTTGAATCTGCCGACTTATGAGTTGTATATATGGCTGGAGGATATGGAGTTCTTCGGTGCTGATAATGCAGCTAGTACTGCAGTGATCTTGCAGTCGCCTGCTGTTGTTGAGCAGGCGCCTTCTATCATTGCAAAGGAGCTTCGAAGTTCCAAGCTTCTTTCGAGGGGCCTGGATACTGTTTCCAAAGTTTCTGCTTTTGTTGCCAAGCATGTGCCCATGCTATCTAGTATAGCTGGGCCTACTGCTTGGGCAGCGGACATTGCTGCTGGCGTGGCCCGTTACTTTGGCTTTTCGAGGCCTTTGTTGCAGGATCCCGTCCAGACGCATGTTCGCATCACTTCTGTTGGGGAGGGGCATGTTGACGTCCCTTTCAATGGGTTGGCTGTTGGGCCTTTTCAGTCCAACACGTTAGCTTTTGATGGAGTTACTGGAGCCACTGATGTTGATGAAATGGCTTTGTCTTTTGTTACTCAGCAGTTTAGTCAGATTTGTACAGGTTTCATTGAGACTGGGAACATTCACAGGCAGGTGGTTTACGCCACTGCTGTTTCACCAAGTTTCTTTTGGTTTAGAGCGCCTACCACAGCTGCGCCGTATTGTAATATCATATATCCCCGTAGTTCAGCTTCTCTTTTGGCTTTGACTGGTAATGTTTTCTTGCCTTCCACGCTTATGAATGTAGCTAGTTGTTTCCGTCTATGGAGAGGTGACCTTATCTTTAGGTTCACCTTTGCTAAGACTAAGTTTCACGGTGGTAGGTATATGGTTTCTTTCAATCCCAAGACGTATTTCAGTAGTTCCACTTCCACCGCCACTCTTGTAGTAGAAGGGCCAGAGAGTGTTGCAGGTTTGATGCAGCCTTATGGCCATTCCCAGATCATGGATTTGAGAGATGGTAATGTTTTTGAGTTTGTTGTTCCTTACTCTAGTGAGTCCCCATATGTTTCTTTTCAGAGTGGTATTGGGTCTCTTACTGTTTCATGTATGGATCCTTTGCAGGCTTCATCGTCTGTTACCACATCTGTTCCTTTCTTGGTTGAGGTTGCTGGTGCTGAGAATTTCGAGTTGGCGGATTATGCTGGCAATATGTTTGTTTCTTCACACGTGGGTACTGTTTATGAACAGACCGGTGAAGTTGAAGCGGGGGCTCCCAAGCCTTTGGTTGTTTCCGCCACCACATCCGCTTCACAGCATACCATTGGTGAGCGTTTCACATCGCTCAAGCAGTTGATCATGATTCCGAGTTACAACACTGGTACGCTTGGTGCTTCTGCCACGGCCAATGTTTTCATTCCTCCTTGGTGGTACTACCCGGGGGGTGCTCAGTTGAGTGCTTTTCCTTTGGCTATTCCCATTAACGTGGGGACTGTCTTTGTTGGTTGTGGCTACACTCCTGGTTTTTTAGCCGGTATGTATGCTTTCGTTCGTGGTAGTACAGACTATCACATGTATCCTGCAGGTTCTTCCACAGGTAGTAGGGTTTTGGCTATTGCTGAGCAGTTGCCCGCTGAAGTTGGTTACGGTAATTTTGATCGTACTGATTAT